GGATTGGTATTTGTGCCAACTTTAATGAATATTCCTTGTTCAACGTGATACAACGCAGGATTTATTACTGTACCATCGACGGTCATAACAGCCTTAATACCAATGTAGTCAGCTGCAGAATCATTGCCGATCGTTTTGATTGACGATTTAATACGTTTCCCAAATTCTTCTTTACTGTCCAAAAACTGATGAGGAAATGAAAACATAGCTTGCCAGCCGGCCATTTCCACTGTTATATCACTGAGATCCTTAAAAAATGGATCGGTGCATATCAGAGAGATGGAAAAGTGGCGAACGACACCAGTATTGTCTATATTGATAGATTCTACTCTGTATTCTATTTCACGTATTTCATCATCCTCATAATATTTTAACGTCCCAACTGATTTCGGTTTAAAAACCACATATAAATTGTTTCTAGCCTTAACGTAGTTTCTGTCTATAAAGCCCTTAACAACAATGTTTTTTGTTTTTGTAGTTGATCCCTGATAAACGGATCCATCTGTCATAGTGTTGTCAGACGATGATATGTTATTGCTAACGGTGTAAGCTCCGTCGAGCTCCTCCAAAAAATACTCGGCAGTCGCTGTCGACGTGAAATCAATTGATACGTCGTTTTCATTTTTGCAGTTAACTCTAATCGACATTTTTCTATCCTACTTTCGTATTTTTTGGATAATAAGCTGTGTTGCTTGACGCGTTAGCCTAGCAGACTCGGATGGATCGAGTGACTTTGGAGAATAATATGCATTGTTCTGCACAAATCCTCCTTGCCCTTCTGCAGTGGATCCAGACTGGACAACAATTCTTGTCGCGTCTATTGCCTCGGCTACATAATCATGCAAATTATTGTAAAACTCGTTAAGCGGTAAAACACCTTCTGGTCCAGCTTCTCCGCCAGCTTTGAGACTGCTGCCGCCTAATCCAAATATAGTTGGAGCAGTTAAAATAGCACCCTTTGCATACCAATCAATCCCAATTGATGGCCATGATCCAGAAAACATATCTGTAATCTGCCAATCTGGCGGATCCATCGAAAAATGCGGCAGTGGGATTGACGGCCAATGCCAATCAAAGTTAAACAGTCCTTTGATCCAATCGATTGCTCCAGAAAACGTGTCTTCTATACCACTCCAAATTCCTTCGACCGGAGACGCAACCGCATTCCATATTCCTGAAAAGAAATCAGAAACGCCATTCCAGACGGATGAAATAACATCCCAGGCTCCAGTTGCGAACGACGATATTGCATCCCAAATAGGCGATGCAACAGCAGATATGCCATTAAACAATGCCTCGAAAAATGGAGATGCAAAGTCCCACACAGCCTTAACCGTATTCCAGCACGTAGTTATTACAGATCCAATAATTGCGAATACAATTCCTACTGTTAAATTTATTGCTTTAAACATTCCATCAAAGAATGGAGCGCAAGCACTCCAAATTGAAGAAACAGTATTCCACACAGCCACAATCGCATTCTGAATATATGGCCATACTGTTGACACTACATTCCATATAACTTGAAACATCTTCTTAAAAAATGGAGCACAAGTATTCCAGATTCCAGAAACTACATTCCAGACAGATGTAATTATGCTTTGAATATATGGCCATACTACGGCAGCCGTTTGCTGTATTACATGAAACGCTTTAGTAACCATGTTTCGGAACCATTCGCAGTTATTCCAAAGATAGATTACTGCAGCAGTGGCAGCGGCAATAGCAAGAACTGTAATGCTGATTGGGCTGGAAAGAAGTGATATTCCTGCTTTTAAATTTCCAACCCATCCTGTTACCTTTTTTACTGCTAGCAATACAGGTCCAACTGCGGCTGCAACGAGTGCTATCTGTACAATCGTCTTTTTCATATCAGGCGAAAGCTTTTCAAACCAGTTAGCAGTGTCTTTTGCAAATCCAGCGACAGATGAGAGCATTGGAGCAACAGTTTCTCCAATTGCCGATCCTATGGCAGCGAATGCTTCCTTAACAGCATTTCCTGCTGTTGTCAGAGCGTCAATTCCATCAATCGTTCCTTTATATGTATCGTCTACTGTCGACCCATAGTCACTTAATGTTGTTCCCAAATCGGACAGATTAATCTTGCCAGCCTTAGCTGCATTGACAAACGCAAGTCCGGCTTTTGATCCAAAAATATCGTATGCTTCAGCAGTAGCTGATGAACTTGTTGAAGAATCCTGCAGTTTGCTGATAAGGTCATTGAGACCTTCGCTCATGCTCTTTCCTTCTTTTGAATAATTAGATGCCGCTTTCTTCAGACCAGTAAGCATCTGATCTGCGTTAAGACCATTCTGCTCGAATTTTCCGATCATAACAGCAGCATCGGATGCAGATAGGCCCATTTCCTGGAACGTAGCTCCATTCGTCTGAATGGAATTCATCAAATCGTCTACAGACACTCCAGTTTTCTGCGATACAGATGTAAACAGTCCTAATAGATTGCCTGCATCGGATACATCCATGTTGTACTGGCTAAGAATCTTTTGCGTATTACCAATTGATCCATTTAGATCTGTATTGTTAACCTTTGCAAATTCAATAAATTGCTTTGACACAGACTTGAGCGCATCACCTGTTAGTCCAAAACGAGTGTTGACTTCACCAACAGCAGTTCCGGCTTCTTCAAATCCAGTAGGGATCTCCGTTGCAATGTTTTTTGCAACATCTTCAAGGCCCTCCAGAGCATCGCCAGAAGCTCCTGTTTTTTCAACGATGATATCCATTCCATCATCGACTGACTTAAAAGATGCAACACCTGCAACACCGGCTGCAACAATTGGAGCAGTTACTCCTTTTGTCAGTGCTGTTCCAGTTTTCCCAGCATCTTCCGATACTTTTTTAGCTGATTCAGAAAACTTGTTCCATTTTGAGTTAGAACTATCAATTTCTTTTTGGAGCTTTGTGATCTCATTCTTTGTGCTCTGAATAGATGCAGAAACGGTCCCCATTGCTTGTGAAGATACTTTTCCGCCCTTTGCAGATATGTCCTGAAGCTTTTGCTGTTCCTGATTCAATATGCTCAATTTATCTTTTGATTTTTGAATAGCAGATGCGAGCAACTCCTGCTTTTGCTTGACCAATTCAGTATTCTTTGGATCCAGTTTTAACGCTGCATTGACAGCCTTTAACTGTGACTGAATACTTTTTGACTCAGACTCAACTTGTTTCAATGCTTTTGACAGCTCCGTTGTGTCTCCGCCAAATTTAACTGTAATTCCCTTCACTTTGTCAGACATTGTTGCTCTCCTTTCTACTATTTTTTACTTTTTTGAAATGGGATCTTATGCTTTCTCTATCCGGTTCTGTTTGACCCAATCTCCAGCAATTTTCCAAATATTCACGTCCTTGATCCGATTCATTTAGCTCTCTGATGTATGCATCACGTGCTAAATATAAAAAATCATCAATTTGCATTGTCTGAATCTGCACTAGATTCAGCCCTGTATAATCAATGACAAGCTTTTCAAGCTGAGTATTTTCTTTGTATATAATTTGATGCTCTGATTCAGGCTGTATCCCCCCTGGATAGTAGGGGATTGTTAGTTTGGGTCATTCTGGAGTGATGATATAAATGTACTGAATTCTGTAATGAATGACATCGACTCTTCAAGATCGTAGTCATCAAAATCAGAACGTTTCAAAACAACTCGTTCCATGTTGTTGTTGATAATCGAGCAGCAAATAGAATGGATCTCATCCATCTGAAGATCAATGTCTAATCCGCTGTTTTGCTCACCAGTAATTTTTGCCATTGCATCAAACACCTCTTTGGTCGGCATTTTTACAGTAAGACTTCTGTTATCTTTCAATGTGACTTTCCAGTAGCGCCGTTTGATATTGTTAAAATTAAAGCTCATTGCCATAGTTTTCTCCTATTTCAAAAAAGGCAGAGTATTTCCCTGCCTTATTTTCCACTTAAATCCTACTTAGTTTCTTCCTGATACGTAATAAGGGTTCCGTTTTCGTCCTGTGGAGCTGCCTTAAACTCAGCGTCACAAGTTGTTTCCTTAGCTGGATCAAACTTAAGTGAGAATCCTGATTCACTAGATCCGGCAATCATAACCCAAATGTCTCCGTCAATAGCGTCTACATGGTGCAAGCAAATAGCATATGTCTGACCTTTGTAGTTTTTAATTCCACCAACTTTGACAACTCTGAGCTTTTTATCTGCGTCAGTTGTGACTGTTGCGGTATCTGATAAATACTTAATCTTGTTTCCATTCCACGTGCAGATTCCTGTTTTAAGAGTAACCTCTTCTTTTGTAAGGATCTTTTTAACAACAATCCCACGATCATCCTCTGCTGTGTAATAGGTCGGCTTATAATCGATTGATGCTCCTCCAGAGATATATGCCAAACGGTTCTCGTCCTTACACAAGTCCTCAATCGTTGGCAGTGCTCCATCGGCTAAAAGTTTAATGTACACATCAGCCGATCCTAAAATAATACGTTCATCATTTGCAGCCATTATTGTCATCCTTTCTTCGCATAAAGCGATATATCATAAGTTGTCTGATACATTTTTTCAGTATCTAGCCAATCTCTAGTACGTCTGTAGTTGAGCCCTTTTGACACAATACAGTTTTCAATCAATGCCTCATTAGCAAAATCTATTTTTTCTGCAGCCCACAGAATAGTGATGTCAGTGCTCGCCAATAGATCTGGATGGTCATCAGCTCCAAATGTAGATACGTCTTCTGTGTATATTCCATATGGCAGAGTAGGCTTGATATTGTTATTTTTTTTGATGTTTAATCCTGCTAGCTTCAATAAATCGTATAAACTAGACACCTTTTTCAATCCTCTCTTTCATGTTTTTATAGAATTCTTCTTCATTCTTTTTCGTAGGCTCTGTGAGAAAATCTTCCTTTTTCGTCATATGTCCATTCCTTGTCATATGTCCGTTGATCAGAAGATGAGTAAGCCTATAATCTGGAGCTTTAACATACCATTGCCAGCCAACTTCCAGCGGATTCGTGCTGATTTCTTTCATAGCAATATGTTTTGCGTATTTCCCTGACCTTTTACTGTTTTTTGCTTCCCTAGGCGCGGCAGATTTAGTTTCATCAACTAAATTTTGTGCTGATTTCTTCGCTTCTTCGGATGCAATCTTTCTGACCAGTGGTTCTTGACCACCCATTAGTTTCATAAATTCGTCAGAGAATTGATCTGCTGTAATAGAATTAGGCATAGAGTTTTCTCACAACGAGTTTAATAAACTGATGCCTATACTCGATGTCATCATATGATTTGATATCATAAACATTTCCGCCAATCATTGCTCTGTAAATCTGCGTATTGCCATCGAGCTTTGACATTGCACTTGAGTATCGAAACTTGAGCGTAATCATGTCCGAAGAAAATTCAGAACCAGCAATAGAATATTCGCTATTACCGGTTCTGTTTTCACTAACGGTATGAAACGTTTTGTAAAGGCTCCAGTCTTCTGTGTCGGGATCCTGTTTTTGTATGTTAACTCGTAGCATCAGATTCACCTCTAAGATCATTTCTCACTTGATCTAACATTGATTTGACTATTTCTTTGATACGAGCAGTTGCTTGGTCAGACCTAGCATTCCCGTGAGAATATAAATCATCTGCTAAGATCAGCTGAGCCTCTTTGACGCGGTAGTCATCATCTGGATAGTCAGCTGATACTGCAGATTTGGCGTATTCATCCGTAACCTTAATTAGAGCATTTAAACGTTTAACGGTTTTAATGTCATCCGGATCTTCTGACCCTTCATCTATATCAAGGACGATGTAATTAGCCAGTTCGTCAATTGTCAGCATAGTATCCTCCTATCATTTAGGCTGTTGTTGTAGACGAGTTAGCAAACGATACATACTCATACGCAGTATCATCTGTTTTTACCAGATCGAATCCTTCAATGACTCTCATGCAGTTGCTATTCTTGCCGAACATATACTGATCAGACGTAGCATATTCGAGATTTTTATAAAGCTTCATTGTAACAGCAGCCTTTTCAGATCCTACAAACATAGGAGCATGAGTAGCATCAATCATCGGCAATTCTGCATCACTAATTACAAATACATTCATTCCATTAAACATTTTAACGGATGCATCGGTAGGGTTCGGCTGCAGAATTGGTCTGCCATCCTTAAATTCTTCATCATCAAGCATCGCAAATCCTGTAGAATTTGTAACAATGTTTCCATCGATCTTAACAGCTGGATCAAGATCCTTGTTCATAGCCTTCTTCAGTGCTTTCCAGCCAGTGCAAGCAACAGCCGTTTTTCCATCTTTCAGAGTAGCAATGATCTTAGCATTCTCTGTGAGGACTGCGTTTTTAACAAACCAACGATTTAAGTAAGCAATAAGCTCGACCTGTTCTGCGCCAAGTAAGATATTTCCAATCGGAATCAGTTTGCCATAATGCTTGATGGACCATTTAACATTTTTGAGCTTTGGAGCCTCTTTAGAGTCCAGGTCACCACCATCTTCAAATTCAACCAGACCAGTAAACGTTCCAGTGGAGTCTTCTACTGCAGCAGTTCCGGTCAGTGCTAATGTTGTTTCAACATTGATAATGTCGCGTAGCTGAACATATGATTTCCGCAGCTCATTGATCTTGTTGCTAATTTCTGTTGGTACAATAGCATTCAGACCATCATCTGACGCAGACCAGTTCATTGACTTACGCTCAGTTTCCGTAAGGTCCTTATGCGACAGATACTTTGCCATAACAACCCATGGATTGCATTCCTGTCCTTTAGTTGCCTTATTCTCCTTTTCTTCAATCTGTTCATCTGTTGGTGCATTTGCTTCAGCTGTGTAGATGGCTTTCTCTACAGCGTATGCTTTTGCACTTTCGTTGTAGGCATCCATTTCCTTCTGAGCCTCATCAGCCTTTGACTGATCGCTCAGGCCCTTTGCTGCGTCCAAATGCTTCTGCATTGCGGCCAGCAGCTCGCGCATTTTCTTGTTCATCTAGTTTTTTTCCTCCTTACTTTCCGAACAAAAAGCCGACTCATTTAATAAGTCGACTCTTGCCTGTGCGATTTCGACCGCCAGGCTTATATCATCAGATTTTCCATTAGGCTCTTCTGCCTGTTTTTCGACTGGCTGTTGCTCTTCGCCTTCGCTTTCTGGATCATCTGCGATATCCTTTTTCATTGCTTCTAAGCTTTTAGTTACTCCAGCTGTTTTAACAGCCGGAACAGTGACTAAAGATACTTCATACGCATCTTCAATGTTGTCTATCATAAACGTGCACGTCTTTCCGTCATACACTCTTCCAGGGAAATGCTTGCATATTCCATCGTTCATGTTGTCTACTCCGCAAATGCTGCAGACAAGAGATTTGCATGAGAACCCAACACTGCATTCCTTTTTGATACCTGCCTGGATCTCCGAAATAAGATCCTTGTTGCTGTCTGTCCGCACCATATACAGCTTTGCAACTAGCGTTTTTACAGGATTGCCTTGCTCGTTCAGCTCTGAATCAGACTCATCAATCTGTGTGTCATAAATACGTGCAACTTCATTGTCTACGTCGGTCCAGTCATGGTTTTTGATCAGTGGCCGTCCAATAAATGCATTTGATAATGCAGTGAGACTATCGTCCGACATGCTTTCATACTGCCGATCAACACAATTGTTCTCCATTGCTAGCTTAAAAGTAAATACATCTTCAGCAGTTAAGTCCTTCATTGTATAACTATTAATTTTCTTCAAATCATCCTTTGTAATCTTCAATGTCTTAATCAATGCAGATTTTTCAATTGTGCTATTTGCAACTACTTTTTTTACATGACCGCTCATTATTTATCTCCTTTATATTGGCTGCCAACTGATGCAAGCGGAATCGTTGCTCCATTGCCAATCAGCTGATCTCCACCATCCTTGTGTGGCAGGTCCAGATAGTCTCTAGCTTCATTCGGCGTCAGCACGAACGATCCAACCGCAGATACTAAATACTCCATCTGCGACTTAGAATCAGCTCTCAGCACACTGTTGACATTGAACTTTGGCCGGAACCCATTTGCCATCTGCTCTGATGTTATCAATTTATATTCAATCTCTTCTTCGTACTGCTTTAAGATATAAAGCAATGTATCTGTATAGAATGCCAGGTTTTGTGCTTCAACTGACGAGTATGAACTCTTAGACAAATCGTTAACTTGATATGGCTTAATGCCAAAGGCAGCGCAGATCTGTGACGCAGTATATTCTTTTATTTCCAAGAACTGGCTGTCAGCCAGCTTGTTCTGTGCCAGCGCCTGGATGCTGACTCCCTGTGGCAGCGGAATAAGTGTTTTGACGCTCGCCCTTCCCGTTGCATATTTTTCAATTTTAGACAGCATCAAGCGTTCCTGCTCATCACTCAAATCAGACGTATAAGTGACAACATTATGAGCAGACATTCCATTTTCATAGGAATCATTGACTACCTTCTGCGCATTAATATTTCCTTTGATCGAGCTCGCCAATTGTTCTTGAACTGATAGCCCAACAATGCCGTCAAACGTTGTTGCGGTCTTAAAATGGAGTATCTGTTCTGACCCAAACTTATATCTTTTGCCGCCAACGTTGTAAATATACCAAATGTCAGGAACATTACTAAGCAGTTTTTGATCATCGTAATAGATCTGGACCTGCTGTGATGGCAAGATCCACAATTGCATCGTCTTACCGGCTCCTGTTATTAAACAGTACGCATTTCCGTAATGGCTTCGATTGATTTCGACTGTAGACCAGAATGTTGATGCGGTCATATATGGATTTGGCCTAGTTTTCAGGACTCTGTATAAAGGATCTTCATACGCTTCTCTTGATCCTTGTCCTGGAATGTTTTGAATCAGTTTAAGTGGAAGTTTGCCGACTGATTCTGAAAGAATCTTAAGGCATGCAAAATATGTTGCTTCAGACAATGCAGATTTATCTGTATCTGCAATCCCTAAGAACTCCATCCAGCTCTGCATAGAGTCAGAGACAACTGATGCAGATTTTGACTTATTTCCATGTATTAAATTGCTTATCTTTTTTCGCAGTCCCATAAGCCCTCCTATATATCCATGTTTAAGAAACGTTCCAGTGAACTAGCTGCATTCACTTTCGCTTTTCCTAATTTCAAATATGCTGTATGTGCATCTACCCAGGCATCGTCTGGATCAATACGCCGTGTTCGCGCATTAGGCATTTTGTCTATCTTGATTTCATCAAAACTATTCGCAACTGTAATCGCATTAACCACAGACCAGCGGAACAGTTGCTGATCAGCGTTATATTTAACCTTCCCACTTTTAACAAGAAGCTGAATATCTACGGTGGCATCGTTAAGAAATCTGCAGCTCTGCTTTATCTCCAACAGCGGACACCCAAATGATTCGAGATCTTTCATAACGCCATCGGCATTATGCGGATCAAAACCGATTGCTGACAGTTTGAATCCATATGTTGATATTAGGTCCCGCAGCATTTTGAAGATGAAACTGTAATCATTTTTAAAATCGGTCTCTCCACCTGTAACAGTTATCTGACCGGACTCTTCCCATATATCATACGGAGCAACGTCAGACCGTATATGTTCTTCCAGGCGGCCCCTTGGCATCCAACTATGAGACCATTCATAGAATGTCCCATCAGTCTGTGGAAACTCAATATGAATAGAAGTAAGGTCTCCTCCGCTCGAAAAATCCAAGCCAAGATATCCTTCGTTTCCACGCATATCTTCTAATTTTAAATCACACGCCGAGTGTTCGAAGGCGGATGAATCAACGAACTTACGGTCAAACTCTTCTGACCATAGATTAAGATTTTTCTGGAAATAGTCAGAAAGATCAGATCCTCCGACCTGCCGTGCAGAGTTCATTGCGCCAACCAAGTTACCCATGCCTTCCTTTGTAGTGCTCAAATAAGGATTGGCTTTCCAAAATAAATTTTTGTCAAATCTATCGTCGCCTTCATCCAAACAATAAATATCTACAAAAAAATCATCTAGCTTAGCTGATCCTGTCAGGACTCCAATTGCTAGCTTATCCATGTCGTGGCAAAAGCTGTTCTTTTGTTTTCCTCGCGTTGTAATCATTGATATCAATGTTTCCGGCAATGCCATTGTCCCGTTGTAAAGCGCTTTGTAGACACTGTTGTCTGGGTGCTGATGTAGTTCATCGATTGATGCATATATTGATCTAAATCCATCATCAAGACCGCCCTCTTTGGACAGTGCTTCAATCGTGCAGTTTGTATCTTTGCTTATAATCGTCGCAATGTAGTCCTTTATTGTAAATCTGGATAACAGATCAGGATCGCCTTTAATGAAGTTTGACATTTCGGTCCAGGCTAATTTTGCCTGGCGCTTTTTTGTTGCTGCAGTAAATAGTTTTCCTTCGTTGTAACCGCAAAACGCTGAAATATAAACTCCCATGATTCCGTTTTCCATGGTCTTACCATTTTGCCGTGCCATAGATTTGTACGAACGCCTGAAACGTCTGTTATTGCGCTTATCCATCCATCCAAAACGTGATCCAATATCAAACGCTTGGCTTGGCAGCAGTTTCAGAGGCCTAGGAGCGCTCCCTTCAATGAGAGTAAGCTCATTCGCAAATGTTAAAATTCGATTGCTCATCTTTCTGTCCCAGTGGTATGGAAGATCTTTCGTATCTTGCATATTGAGATCATCTAAGTGTCGTTTGCAGCTCAAATAATGGTATCTATTAGACGGTATTTTGCAATCAACGACATCCTTTGCATATGCAGTAACTGGATCAGTGCGATACAACGAACTTGTCAAACTTGTTTACCTTTTTTTCAGTATCAAGGACTGGATCTACGCTTGGCACTGATAGCCTGTTGCGAGACTCTGGAGACATTCCAAGCGCATTCTGCGTGGCCCGCATTTGCTTGAAATAGCGGTCCTGCAGCCGCGATATTTTGCCATATGCATCAGATGTTACGGACAGTTCATTCATTTGCGCCGATACTTTATAGTAATTGTCCCTGGATATGACATATGAAGCTATTGTGTCTACATCAAGTGCTGACACAAGACCAACTTTTGCCTGCAATGCAACTACAACATCAAATTCTTTTCTCTGATCACTCGTTAAATAGTCAGGTGGTTCAATTGCATTTTTCAGTGCCTTAACTCGCGTTTTCACTGCTTTTTTTGCCTGGATTTGAGCTTTTGATAGATGTTTTTTTGTCTTCTCAACAGCAACTGTTTTTGCTGGCATATGTCCTCCTTATCCTAATCTGGGATATTTCTGATCGGGGAGCCTTTACACGTTGTCCTCATGTGCGCCGTTCTTCCACGGCGCCTAAAACTTTTCAACATACCCCCCTGGTTTCCCACAGTGGTCTTGCTGATACATGTCATATTCTTTGAAGTACGGCTTTCTCCGCCCATGCCGAATATCATGGTGGCCATGGCACAATCCTATTAAGTTATCCTGGTCAAGACGGCCGAAGAACGACATAGATATAGGCACTATATGGTGAATCTCTGTAGCTGGGTTGACGTCTTTCTTGTTTCTCAGCCCAAGCCTGTACTCGTTCAGGCAGTCAATGCACCAGCCGCCGTGCAAATGGTAGTACCTTGACTTTGCTAGCCGCCAATCATTCGAGTTGTAAAAGGATTTAGCACCTGGATCTACATGCCTCTTCCATTCCTTTCTTCTCGATACATTGTCTGCAGCATACTTCTTTGCGCAAGCCTTACAGTATCTCTGACCATAAGGTATCGGCTTTCCACATTTTGCACAGAGCTTAAGCATTACCTATATTGTCCTCCAGACATATTGTCTGTTTATATTCTTGCAGCGGTAGAGGGGGAAATCATATATGACAGGTTTAACCGCTGCCGTAAGAAAAAGGACGCAGATCTCTCTGTGCCTTTTCTTCAACTCTAATAATATCTTTTATATGGCCGGTAACAAGAGTACAAATGTGTGCATCAACGGACATTTGCGGTCATTTACGGACATATGTGTGCATATGTAGGCAAAAGCGGACATTTGCGGCAATAAAAAATGCTAACCCATAAGGGAAAGCATTAGCTTAAATCCTTCATAAACTTGTTGAACTTACGGCGGCTGTGGCTCCCATCACCGCCTGAATACATTGCATAGTCGACCTCTGCCCATGTCATGCCGCTAATATAATGATACCTGATGATTGCCGTAACATCGTGGTTATCAACTGTGATAAGCCAATCCTCTATCTCTTTTGCTTGGTTTGCCAGTGCGTCAATCTCTTGATCAACTTTAAATTTTAAATCAAGTATTCTGTCTGCCGCCTTTGCAGTAGGATCTCCTGGAGTTGAGGAATGAGACTCACTGGATGTTGGACTTTTAATTGGCCTGTATAGTGTCTTGATCTGAAGCTGAAGAGCATTTATCTCTTTAACAAGTCCAACATATGATTCCAGTTTTTCTTTGGTCATGCTATCCCCTTTTCTTGCACTTAATATCTATCATCTAAAACTGCATGTTCTGTAATGCATTTGACAGATTCCTTGATAGATCCATCATCACGTTTTTAATCACATGATAGGTTTCATATATAGCATTTAACATATCATCAAAATCAATATCTGCTATTGGAGAACGGCTATACAACTTGGCAGCAGATCTTTGCATCATATAGTATCTATATTCATTTTCGGTAATATGTTTCCATCTGCAATACCTATACATTTTGTTTCGTTTGACTCGGTTATGAACATGCTTTTTGTGTGTCATTTCTTACCCTTCCAATGTACCAAATCATGCAACAGAACTACAGTTAAGTAACATCTTTTGCATCTGCTGATTGTTTGTATTTATCGCTTAACAACAATCGTTTATAACAATCTTCTAATATTTCATTTAACATAACTAACTATGTTAAACGTTTTTGAAATTATCGAATCCATATAGGATACTTTCGCGGATCTTCATCACCTCTTCTTCTTCAAGGCAAATGTACCTCGCAGTAATAATTGGATCCGAATGCTGCATCACTCTCATTACTTTGAAGATATCGTGTGTGTCATCGTACAGCCATCTAGCAAACGATTTGCGGAGGCTGTACGCACCAACGTTATACTTAATGCCAGCCTCATCAGCAAGGCCCTTAACAATGCGCCATGCCTGTTCACGCGTCAGCGGCTTGTTTGCAGAGTCGATCCGTGTCCTGAATATGTACTCGTCTTTTGTAAACTTATATTTGTTTGAGAAATCATTCAGCAGTTTGTAGATCTCTGGTTTGAGCTCATAGTTCTGAGTCTTTCCAGTCTTGTGCTCGCGAACATAGAACTTGCCTCCTGCATACAAACGAGGAGTTATCTCCAGAACTGTTGTCGTTCTGCAGCCCATGTTCACTCCCACCATCAGGATCAGATAATTTCTTTCCCATCGATACTCATTGTTAGATCCTTTCTTAGCCTTCTGCAGATGAACAAGGCAGGCTCTCTGCACCTTTTCAAAATCAGCTCTTGTGAGATACCACATAGTCTGCTTGCCCATCTTAGTTGACGTTTTGCGCTGATAATCATCATTTGGATTATCTAATCGTTTTGGCATTCCCTTAGGCACAGTTTTTGTTTTGGCAGCCTTTTTGGATCCATTGTATTTACTCATTTTGTTCATACCTTTCGGGCAGCGGCATCCAAGCAACTACCTTTTCGTATACTGGAAATATGTTGTCATCATAATCTATGAATTCCGAATACTCATACCAGCTTTCAGGAATATATAGGCCATCTTCTTTTTCTATCCAGTCTATTCCTTCCCATCCGAAGATTGTTTTATTTTCGGAAACATTTCCATCTTCATACATTGCAGTTATGACGTTTCCTCCATCAGTGCAAGCGAGGACTCTTGTTTCCGGTTTCGGTTTAGCTGCATTGACACTGATCCACTCAGACTTCATTGTTATTCCTTCCAGCCGCATGAACATCAAATAAGTCCCACGTTCCGTCTAACATCTCCTTTTCAACATCAGACATTTGATATCCAAATTCGCAGAGCATAGCATACATTTCTGTATCGCCATCATCTTTTCGATATGTATATCCATTGTATAAACTCGTGCAGATCATAACTGAGTTAATATCATACGTTGAAAATAGCATTGCTATCATCAAATTATTTACTGGTTTTGATGCAATTGCATCATCAGTTCTTCCATCGTACTGTCCTTCGTTTCCAACAATTTCCGCAAATATATTTTCGTCCGGTAAACTCTGATGTATCGATCTATTCAAAATCCGACGCATCATAATATTGCTTACCTGAATGTTTGACCTATTGAAATACTCTTTGCAGAACTTGATTCTTAAATCAGCAGCAATTTTAAATGCTTCATCCATTTTGCTTACACGTTCTTTTTCTCGCTCAACGTCTTTTTTTGATACTTTACTCTGGTGGCTGCTGCTCTGGCTTTTTTCTTCTCCGCTATAAAGGTATACAGTTCCAACTTCACCAGCAAAATAGAAATACTTTCCCTTGCTTTTAGGAAGCTTGATATTTTCATCACTGCAGATTTCTTTTCCTTCACCCCAACGCCGTTTGCCAGGCTTTGCGCCTAATTCTTCCTTTAAGATTTTGATGATTGCTTCCTTCTTTGGCTTCCACTCTTGCTTCTTCAGCGCATAATCAATCTCATAGTCAAAGTTGTATGATCCAAAAGACTTAGCACATTTTTCTTTGTCATTTTCATCATCAATTTTTGCTAGCTGAATCAGCTGATCAATAGTTGCTCCGTGAGCATATGCTCTCTTGACCATATCTGCGCCAACTTTCATTGCCTTCCTGTGCTTGATAACAGTTGCCTTGCTTAATCCTACCTTAGAAGCAACTTCGCTCTCTGTGAGCCCTAGATTAAGCGCCTGTTGGATGCCAGATGTTTCTTCAAATTTTGTCAGATTATTGCGCTGCATGTTTTCCGTAAGCATTGTCGTCATCTGGTCTGCTTCGGACATCTGCATGATCTCGCATGGGACCTCTGTAAGACCAGCTTCGCGAGCAGCCGCTAACCGGCGGTGGCCAATTACAACCATGTATGTTTTGCCATCTGTCTCTCCAGTAGATACGTTTCTCACATGGTCTCCAATAGGTACAACAGACAGGTTCTGCAGGATCCCATTCTGCCGGACGCTGGCAGTCAAATCAGTGAGATCTCCTAGGTCCTTACGAGGATTGTTTGGGTTGCTGACGATATGATCTACAGGAATCAATTGTGTCATTTTCTTTTGCTCTCCAGCTTGTTCAATCTTTCTTCGAGTCGGTTCAGCTTGAAATCTCTAACTGTTGAGAACGCATCTTCGTTTCCAAGAATGATGTGCATTTGTCTGCACATGATTTCTACGTCTACTACTTCTTCGATTACAGATTCTGCAGCACGGTTAAACTTACGTTTGTCTCCACTGATCTCGGATCTGTGATATTTGGACAGAGCGACTGTCAGCTCAGAGCATTCCTCCTGGGCCATTCTCATCTGTTCATCGTTCCCGTATTCCTTAACTGCCCTTTGCAAAACTGAATATGTTGTTTTTGCCATTTCATTTCTTCTTTCTTTTTTCGGTGTTGCCAAAATCTCTTACTGATAGTTGCTCAACAATTGAGTCTATTTGATGTTCGATATTTTCAATATCCTTGATATTCATCCAAAGGATGATTACAACTGATACCTTCGACATTGTTTCTAAAAATCC